GTCTTGCGCATTGCTACAGCGTGATGGTTCTTCCGTGATTTTGCCCTGCCAGCAATCAAACCTGAAGGCACAGAAGCCACAGGTCGTAGGCAGTTTTTTATTGCCGGTTGGCTTGCGTCGATAGAACTCCTCTACAGGCTCGTAGCAACGACGGAATTCATTGCGCTCTAGTTCTTGCACCTTGTCGGCAATTTCCTGCACCACTTCATCCTTGTTCGGGATGTCGTAAGGTACGAACTTGAACTCCATCGTGTTCTTGTTCAGAACAATCCAACCACCCGGCTCGACATTGTCTGCATGTGCGTAACCACAAAGCTGCGCGACATAGCCAAAAGTGTCAGACTCAGCCAACTTCTCGGCTGACTCGAATTTGTTTTTGAAGGACCATGCACTGGCGGTCTTGATGTCCCAGACAGCATTGTCCAGCGTTAAGTCGTTCGTGCCGTTGATCTCGGCATCACCAAACTTACCTGTCACTTGCTTGCTATCTTCGAAGGCAACACCCGCTTCCTTCATGACGCCTTTGAACACCGCCTCAACGATGTCACCAACGATCATGTTCAGAAGGAAAACCGTGTTCACATTCTCTGCTAGCTCTGGCTTGTTCTTGGAATACCAGAGCTGACAGTACGGACGCCCTACGTTAGACATCCGCCAGCGGAACTTCTCGCCTGTACGAGACTCCTGAAACTGCTTCAAGAGGGCCGCAGAGATATCCTCTACGACCCCCTTGATTGTTTCATCAGACATTGCAACTTCACCCGTGAAGGCGTTCTGCAACCACTGATGTATCTTCAGTTCATTAAGCTGCGTCATCATCAACATCGATAAAGACATCGTCAGCGACGGTAGCCATCAGCTTTTCTTCGTCGGCTGATGATCGCTGACCGCTTTTATCTTCCCATGCGGACATGACGTACTCGTTGTACGACTTGATCCAATCAAGGAAATCACTGAAGCGTTGCTGATCCTGATCAGTGATCTCGACCTGTTGCGTAAGGTCCAGATGCGGCACAGGGAGGAAGAATGCACCGCCTGTCGCAAGCGGCTGCTCCGACGTATCGAGAGTGATCTTATGCTGGATCGGCAGTTTACGCTGCCGCCCCATCTGATCGAATGGACCAGCCATCGTTTTGAAGGCAGTCTTGTTATCGATTTCCCAGATGAAGGGCTGCGTATCAACGACAACGGCTTCACCGCTCTCGTCAATCGGGTTGTTCATTTCGATCTCGCCAAGAATAACACGAACACGACGGATCGCTTTGATCGTCTCCTTCATGTCATCAGACAGGCTATCGAAGTCTTCGATATACCCTGCTGGCTTTCCGCAGTTGAAGCCACCTGCCGTATCCTTAAGATCGACAGTCAGGTTCTCGTGCATGACCGTTTTGGTGAACGAATTCGTACCAGCGTCGTACTTCTTGTACATGTAACGCTGAATGAATGGACGGATCGTGACCGTCTCAGCGAAATACATCGCTTTCTCTGGTACTTCCAGACGGTAGAAACCCGCAGGTACTACCTCAACAGAACGCTTTCCGTCCTTTGTCTTCACGCCCTGATTCCAGATGCGCAAGCGTGGGAGTGTAGATGATTTAGCTTTCTGCTTAGTGTCAACGCCCATCATGGACGCCATCATCTCGTAGTTGGTTTCATCGATGGTTGTAAGTTGTGTCATCGCTTTTCCTGATTAGTGACAAATGGAGAACGTAGTTATACCAGATGTTGAATAATAAGCAAGGTTGTCAACAGTATTATTCCACATCATGTGTGTCTAGCCAGTTCGGCCCAACCTTTGCTTCGAGAAGCATAGGAACATTTATGTTGATGCCCCACTGTTGATCGATGCGTGGCTTCATTTGCGACGACACGTCCTTCAGAACCTGCATGACCTGCTGGTATTCATCAGGATGGATGTCGATAACGATGGAGTCATGCACTGTATTTACGATCAGGCTCTGTAGCTGCATCTCACGCATGCTATCTTCGATCATGATTAGAACCAGCGGCACAATGTCAGCGGTGGCGAAGCTCTGCACAGGATAGTTCTTGATCTGAGTAAAGTAGGTTACTCCCCCACCCTTCCTGCGCACGACCTCTGGAAAGCTGAACTCACGGCCAGAAGGCGTTCTTATTTTCTTGGTCGTGAGAGCCTCTGTAGCCAGTCGGGAATGCCAAGCTGCGATGCCTTCATACTTCTCGTTGAAGTGTGAGTAGTATTCTGCTTCCGCTGGAGTTCTCCCAAAACCCGTTGCGCCATAAAGCGGCGCGAACGTATGGCTCTTCGCAGTCTGGCGATCCGTAGGTTGACCAGCGTTGGTAATAACCTGAGCGGTATATGAGTGTACATCAAATCCAGTAGCCACTTCTTCAATCGCAACTCCATCTTGTGACAGATACGCAGCCACGCGGAACTCCAACTGAGCGAAGTCAGCTTCCATGATTTGACCACCTTCCCAACGTGACTTGAAGACACGCTTTACAGGGAACGTGCCACCACGCGGCATGTTCTGTAGGTTAGGTTCACGGCTAGCCAGACGGCCTGTGGCAGTCATGTGCTGCACCAGACGGACATGCAGGATGTCATCGGGCTTCGTGAACGTGGATATCCCCCCGCAGAAGCTGGAGAGATAGCTGTCGAGAGCAGACAGACGGCGCACCTTCGCAAGGAAAGCCTCTGCTCGTTTCATTTCTTTAGATCGAGCCACACCTTCGAGGTGTTCGAGGTTGCCCTTCGAGCAGCCAAAGCCATTGGCACTGACCCAGTTGGGGTTAGGTGCATTGAACTTCAGTCCTGCAATCTCTCGTGTGTCGTCATAGAGGACGCCCTCACCCACACAGGTCTGACAGATACGTATTGCCTTGCCGAGTGTGCCGTCTTTCTTGCGCACCCGCTTACGTCCTGCGCCTGAGCAGTCCTTGCACTGGCGAACCTTCGTCTTGAACACGACGTTGGTGTGGGCGTTGACTGTCTGACGGAACAGACCAAGCGGCATGAACTGATCAAAATGATCAGGCCATGTCTTCTTGTCCTTGAGCTTGCGGCTGAAGATCACCTGCGAAAGCTGCTCCGGGCTGTTCAAGTTGATAGGTGTATCGCCCATCAGCTCCTTTACATCACGCTGAAGCTCTGCCTCGATCTGTTCTTTTTCTGCCGTGAACTGCTCAGTCACCTCTTCAAGAGCCTGACGATCTACGGAGAAGCCGTTGCAATAGATGCGGGTCAGAGTCTTGCAGACACGATTAGTGAGCAGCACAGTGTTCATCAGCCCACTGCCCTCTTGCGTATTTAAGTAGATGTTTAGCTTGTCAGCCAGTTGCTGCGTGGCGTGAAGGTCAGCAACCAAGTATTCACATAATTCGTTGTATGGAATGTCACGGATGCTTACGCCATCGGCCATATACTTCTTCAGCGTGTCCTGCTTCTGCACCTCAAGCTCGTAGCGTTCCGCACATGCTTCGAGGGACAGAGGTTGCTTCTGGCCACGCTGGATGACGTACTCAGCCAGCATCGTGTCGAAGATAGGGCCGTCATACTTGAACCCGCTCTCCCACAGCCACGCCAGATCGTGCGCAGCATTGTGCGCAATAAGCACTGTGGCGTTGTCCAAGAACCACTGCACTCGCTCGTAGTAGTCAGTCTGATTAGGCCGATCTGCGTGATCGAACGGAAACGTCAGGCACTGACCTTGATCAGTCAGAACCCCGACCATGACTAGCGAATTGCCTGTCTCAAACGGATCGAGGTGTAGCTTGCCGTCACGGCGCGTGACTGTGTTCTCAACGTCCAGTGTCAGTTTCATCTAAGTACCTCTCGATTGCTTCCCTGATCAGGTGTGCAACGCTGACCATCTTCCCCTGCTGTCTTGATTGATCGAACGCCATCTGATGTAGCTGTCCGAACATGGACTCGCCGATCACAAGGTTGTAAACGCGAGTGTCTTCTTCGATTACTCTTGGCCTAGCCATCACTAACCTTTTGTCAACTGTGGTTATACACTAAAAGTAGCAGTCTCTGGGTTCAAGTGCGTATGCACCATCCCATGCTTGCCAGTCAGCTTGTTCTTTACGATGACCCAATGGCGTTCCGTGTCATCAATTTCCTGTCCCTCTACCATCGGGTTCTTAGTCAGACAGAACATGATGTCAGCTTCCGCTGCCTTGCCTGTCTTCGAACCTTCGAGCATGGACTGGTTGACCATGACACGACCTTCAGCCTCTGCGGACATCTGAGACATGGCAAAGATGCAGCAGCCATAGGTCTTACCGATCACACGATAGCGCACGTACATGGCCTTCAGAGCCTCGTGAGCGGCTGTGTAGCTGCCCTGCACGGTGAACTTGTCAGCCATGTCAGCAATAACGATGTCGGGCTTGAGGTGCTTGATGACAGCTTCCATCCGATCAATGTCCCAGCCTGTAGCATCGGTGATGAAGAAGTTCTTCTGCCAGTTGCTGCCCTTGCCTACCCGCTCGTTGACGTAGCCCACGTTACGGGAATCGAATATCTCTTTGATCGACAGTGAAGTCGCTGCGTTCATGTGGCGTGACGTGACACGAGGCGTGGCTTCTTCGTTTGCCAGCACAAGCACCTTCGCACCCTGATCAATGAAGCCCTCTGGGCCAGAGACAAGGTGAGCGATGCTCGATGTCTTACCTGTGTTTGGACGCGCAGCACCTACAACTAGCTGCCCCTCATTCACACCGGGCCACATGTCTGCAAGCGTTGGGATGTTGATCTTCCACCGGAACGTCAGGCTGACCTGCTTACGAATGAAATCCAAATCCGTTTCATCGAACTTCACTCGCACCGCTGGCATGAAATCTTCTTCATACGCCTCG